ACTACAAAGTCCACTTCTACTCATCAGATACCAACAACGAGGATTATTTAACTGGTAACCAACCCTGTGGCGGTTGTGACGATCAGTACAAGTGCGATTACAACATCGTTTATTGCCGATATCGCACCGATCGGTACTACGGCACTCCAAGAACAGTCAACGGCCAAGCTTTTCTTTTTAGCTCGGGCTGTTGCCAGCATCGCCTAACAAACAATTCGGTTCTCCGTTTGCTTTGCTGCAACAACTGCGGCTGTGCTCGGCCTGCGGTGCACTACACACCAAGCGTGACCATTTGGTCGACGGCGAACGACTTTTACACGTTGACCCCGCTTTGCTGCACATCTGATCCTCCATTTTCAGGCGGTGGCGCATGGATTCTTCCGCAGTTCCAAGTCATGGCAAAATGTGGCTGCCCCGTGCTCGGTAGTTGGACAAGTTCGAATATCGTGACTGATTGCGCGTCGCCCGACGTGGCGGGCGATTTCATTTCAGGACAAGGAAGCGCGTGTGGCTTGCTCGCTTGCTCAGGGTTGCCCCAGGGCGTCACGGGGTCCTTCAAGTTCAATTACGCGTGGCAATGCTACAGCGACAGCGGTGACCCTTTGAACCCCACAATTGACTTTTGTGAAATCACGGTGAGTGCCTACGACGAGTGCGCACAAACCATCACGGTGACCATCACATGACCTGCAAGCACCTTGACGCGAACAAGTGCACCCACCAGGACGCGCCCGCGTTTGGGCGTCACACGCCGCCGCAGGTTTGTGCCGCTTGCCCGCTGTATGACGGGCCACCGCGCGGCCTCGGCGACACCGTGCACACCGTCATTGAGGCCACGGGCGTGGGAACGGTCGTGCGTACCGTGCTCGGCAACTGCGGCGGCTGCGCTCAGCGTCGGCAAGCGCTGAATGAGAAATTCCCGAGTTCGGCTAATGCGGGCATTGACGAAACGCCGAAAGAGTCGTAACGTCAATACCTCAACAGCGGCCGAGCCGCAGGAGTCACAACTTGGAAGGTAACGAAACACCGAAAGAACGCCTTAAGGGCCAACCCGTATGGGTCAAACTTGAGCAGTACGCGCGGTTGCGTGCGCTCGCCGAGCGCGATGGCAAACCGTTGGCTGCGCACGCTCGCCGTGCCATCGAACTCTACCTACGCCGCGAAGAGCGCAAGGGCCAAACGATCGAGGTGCGCGCATGACCTGGGCCGTATTTGTTCTCGTGTTTGCAGCGCTCGCCGGTGCCGTCGATTGGAGGGATTCGAAATGAGCGATACGGAAGACATCGTGACGCGGCTGCGCGTCCTTCTTTCCAAGTGCTGTATTGCTCCCGCTATGGGAGTTTGGTCGCGAGATTTGCGCGACGCAGCCGACGAGATCGAACGCTTACGCGCCGAGCGCGACGAGGCGCGAGCGGAAGTTGTAGACCGAGCCTTGGGGTATAGGCGCGACGTTCCATGGGATAAAAACGCACCTGAAAGATTGAGGTGCATGGAGTTTGCGCAACAACGTGGCTGGCATGATCTTTTTTCAGAGATAAACGCCAAAGTCGATGCAATGAACACGGCACAGAAAGGTAAAGAATGAGCGGCGAAACAACCCAACAACAACGAGACGAGCACTGGCGTGAGGGCAGCGACGTCTACCAGCACACATACGCGTTTCATCATCGCGTACTGCCGACGGCTCAGCGCACGCCCGATGCCGACGATGAGGCCGATGCGCTCTACTACTACGCTCGCGTGAATGAGGCGGCGGATCGCAAGTTGGCCCAAGCGCTGCGTGCTGGCGCGGCTCGGATTAGAGCGCTCGAGGCGGCGCTATTCGCCAAGTCCACACCAACGGAAGGAAAGACCGAATGAGCACTGAAATCGTTCCCGTATCAATCGAGCCGACGCCGCTCAGTCGGGCTCGATTCGAGGCCACCGTAGCCCGCGAAATGGGGCCGTACATCGTGCGCACGTTCTCGATCGAGCTGCAAGGCAAGCGATACGTGCAAGTCGCCGGTGCTACCGCCCTGGCGTCGGGCTGCGGCTACGCGGTCAAGGAAGTCGAGGTCAAGCGCTTCGAGGCCGACGGCATCAAAGGATGGGAAGCCACGGCCGAAATCCTCGACCGATCCACTGGCGTCGTGATAGGCCGCGGCTCGGGCATCGTGACCGATGATGAAAAGCCGTGGGGCAGTCGCCCCCAGTTCGCCCGCCGAGCGATGGCCTCAACCCGTGCCGCAGGGCGGGCGTTGCGCCTGTGCTGCGGCCATTTGTTTGCATTGATGGGCGACCGAGTCGCCACAGTTACCGCGGAGGAAATGCCAAATGACATCGACTGAAGCACTGGCCGAGATTCGCGCCATTCTGAGCCGCCTAGAAGCCTCGCAGAAGCCATCGCCCGTTTCGCAGGGCCAAGGAGCGCCCATCAAGCCGGACGCCGCTACGGGCGATTCCAGGCTTTCTTTCCGCGATGGCACGGTGTGCTACTGGGAAGTTGGCACCACAAAAGCCGGAACCCCTCGAGCCCGCATCGGGATCGAGTGGAACCAAGCCGGCAACCTCCAAAAGGAATACTGGGACTGGTACGACCTGAAAGCGGCCGAAGCCGTCGACCCGCTCGGTAAGGGCGACCGCGTCCAAATCGTCCTGAAGCCCTGGAAAGATAAGCACATCGTAAATGCGATTACAGTGGTCAGCCGAGCCGACTTCAAGCGTGTACCTTTCCCGACCTCGGTCGACGAGTCGGACGAAATCCCATTCTGACCATTCCCCGCGCGGCCGCCTCTCCGCGTGGCTCCTTGAGCAAGCCCCACGTGCACCCGCGTGGGGCTTGTGCTTTTTACGGAGGTATTACGCATGGACGCTAAATTGTGGATGGACGAGCCGCCGCAGCAACCGACGGCGCTCGCGTTTGAGTTACCCGAGAAGGTCAAAGCCGCGAAACGCGAGCACCAGTGCACGTGGGAACTTGCTGCGTATTACGCGGGGCTTGAATACGGAATGAGTGCAAGCGAGGTGAGCGGGTTGTGTGCTCAGGTACGCGTGTTGGTCGAGTTCCAGCGCCGACGAGAAGCCAAACGCATGAGCGAGGGTGAACTGGCGGCATTCCGCAGGGCACTCGATTGGCGGCCGCATATGGGCGCGTGGCGCCCGTTCGAGGGCTACATGAGAGATAGGAAGGGTGAGTGGAAGTTGGTCTGTGCGGGTGCGCTCGGCGCCTATGACGCAGCAATGGCGGCGATGGCTGGGTACGACACCCAAGAGTTTCTTGACCTGTGCGAGCACGCTGCGCGATTGTGCGCTGAATTGCCCGAGGATTGGGATCCGCGGCACACCGAGCGCCTGTGGCTGAACATTTCCGAGGATTGGAAAGTGCTGCACCGCGGCTCACCGTTCGCGAGGTACATCGTATGAGCGAGCCGACACCATTCGAAATCGCCTCGCCCTCGATCGGCGATGGTGTGCCGCCGATGCGCCCGTTTGTCGTTGACGGGCTGCTTCGCAGGGGCGAAATCTGCAACTTCATCGGTGCAAGCAAGACGGGCAAGACTTGGATGCTGTACCACCTCATCGCGGCGCTCGCGAGCGGAGGCGCGTGGCTGGGCCGCCAGTGCACCCAGTCGCGGGTATTGCTCGTCGACAACGAGTTACACCCCGAGACTGCCAAGAACCGCATGGCCAACGTGGTCGAGGCGCTCGGCATCAAAAAAGAGCTCTTTGACGAGCGCGTACGCGTGGCATTCGTGCGCGGGCGCATGGCAACCCTCGAGGACGTCGAGGCCACGCTACGGGCCGCCGGACGGGGCGCATTCGACGTGATCGCCCTGGACGCGTTCTATCGCTTCCTCAATGGCGTCGATGAGAACGCGAACGGCGAAATGACGGGCGTTTACAACCACCTTGACCGCATCGCCGAGTTCAGCGGTGCCGCGATCATCAACGTGCACCACAGCTCGAAGGGCGACCAATCGAATAAAGCCACCACCGACGTCGGATCGGGCGCCGGTGCCATCGCCAGGGCGACGGACACGCACCTGGCGTTCCTACGGCATATGGAAGAAGGTTGCGTGGTGCTGCGCGGTGAATGCCGCTCGAGCCGCCGACCGATGGCCGTGGGGCTGACGCTCAACCCGCCGTTTGTCACGGTTGACCCTAGTTTGAACCTAGATGACCTATGGACAGCGAAGAAAGCAGCGCAGAAGAACAAGGCTCAGCCCATGACCGTGGATGAGTTTGTGCGCGAAGTCGTCGACAACACGAGCAGCAAGACGGTGTTGACCGTGAAAGCGCAGGAAATGGGCGTGACCCAGTCGCACGCTCGATGGTTGGCGGATGAGGCGATTAGGACGAACAAAGTCAAGGAAGTCGCACAGGACACAGGCAAAGCGGGCAACCGTCGTAAGGTGCTTGTGAGGGTCGTGAAGGGAGAATTGTAATTGTGGTTGCCTATATAAAGAGTACAACGACAATCAAGCCTGATAGGGGCTTGATGTCGGTTAGGGGTACGACAAATGAACAGTAGACATCGCTGCTAAATGTGGATATCTTGTGGATATGTCACGATCGAGCCGCGAGAAAGGTAAGCGTGGAGAACTGGAAGCCTGTGAGGTACTGGCGAGGGTCGGTATCGACTGTCGCCGAGTCACCCAGTATGCAAACCGCTTCGGAGGGCACAAAGACCCGGACGTTGTGTGTGACCGAATGGACGTTTGGTGGGAAGTCAAGCGCGTCGAGCGCTTGAACCCCTACGCGTTCCTCGACCAGGCGCTTACCGATAGCCGTGGCAAGAAGACTTGCGCGGTGCTGATGCGCTCGAGTCATCGGCCGTGGTTGCTGATGATTCGCCTGGATGACTTACCACGCTTTGTCGAGGAGTACCAACGTGGCAATACCAGTCTTCGACCCGAGGCCACAGATTCCCAACGCGAGGCGCTTTGAAGCTGACCATGTCGCAGGCTTCAGCGGTGGCAACTGGCAGCGCATTCGCCGCTACTGGCTTATGCATCACCCTGCCTGCAACCGATGCGGGCTCGCCGGCGAGGAAGTGCACCACATCGTGCAACGTGCTCACGCGCCACACCGATGGAACGATTGGAGCAACCTCGAAACGCTGTGCAAGCGCTGCCACAAGGCACACCACGCGTCCGATTGAGTTATCCACAAGTTATCCACATATGCACATTTTGCGCTCGATGGGGGGGGTAAGTTTTGGCTAATGCCCCCCATGTACGGAATCACACCGCCTCGGACGTAACTTGTACGCGTACTGCGGTGCTTGCCTACGTCAATGCCGTCATTGACGGCCGTACACCCGCCGGACGTTGGGTCTACGCCGCGGCGCAGCGCTTCCGGCGCGACCTCGAGCGCTCCGACCTGGTAATGTCGTGGCCTGACGTCGAGCGCGTCGCCGAGCACTTCCGCTCGCTCAACCTGGTCGGCGAAGATTCCGGCAAGCCCTTCGAGCTGCACCCGTGGCAACTGTGGGTACTCGCCAACATCGTCGGGTGGCGACTACCCGACGGCCGTCGACGCTGCCGACTTGCAATGGTGCAGGTCGCCCGCGGCAACGGCAAGACCACGCTGATGGCCGGGCTTGCGCTCTTTGACCTTCTCGCGGGCGAGGGCCGCCGCGTGCACGTAATCGCCAACAACGAAGAGCAGGCAGAAATCTGCCTGGACACCGCCCGCACAATGGCGCAGCGCCTCGGTGACCCAACTTTGATCGCCCGAGCACACGCCGTGCTACGCCTTGAGCAGGATTGCCAAATGACGGCACTGCCAGCGCTCGAGCGCTCGCTTGACGGCTTGAATCCATCGCTGTGGATCGCTGATGAGGCGGCCGAGTTCAAGGGCCGGTTCTTGACCAAGTTGTTAACCACCGGCGCCAAGCGCCGAGAATCCACCGGCGTAATCATCACCACCCCCGGCAGCAACCCCGAGAACCACTACGCCGAACTCGTCAAACAGGGCGAAGCAATCCTGTCCGGCGAACTTGACGATGACACGGTGTTGCCGATGCTGTACGGGCTCGATCCCACCGACCCGCTCGAGGATGAGTCAACGTGGGTGAAGGCTAACCCTGGCCTCGAGCACGGCCAACCCGACCTTGTGAGCCTGAAGCGATCGTGGAACACAATGAAACGCTCGGCGATGGGGCGCGGCGAATTCGCCAGGTACCACGCCGCTAGGTGTGACGAGAACACGGGCGGCTGGCTTGATATGTCGCTGTGGCCGGGCGGGCAGCGCATTGACTGGGAAGCGCTGAAAGGAAAGCCCGCGTGGGTGGGCCTCGACCTTTCCAAGTCGCTCGATATGACGGCTATGGTTGTGGCAGTGCCGCTTGACAATGGCCGCGTGGCGCTGCGCGGCCACTACTGGTGGCCTCGGGCCGACGTCGCGCAGCGTGAGCTCGACTACCGCTACCCAATCCGCGCGTGGGCTTCCGATGGCAAGATCACGCTCACGCCAGGGCGCGAGATTGATTACGACTCGGTGCGGGCGCAAATCCTCGCCCTGCGCGACGAGTTTGACGTTAAGGCCGTCGGCTACGACGCGTGGGGCTCGAAGTACTTGGCCGAACAACTGCAAGCCGACGGCGTGCCGCTCGTGGTGTACCGGATGGGCATCGCCACCTTCGGGCCCGGATGCAACCTATTCCAAAACCTATGGGCGGGCTCGCGCCTAGTGATCGGTGATGATCCAATCTTGCGCCGCGCGTGTGCCGATGCGCACGCCAAGCGCGATCAGAATGGAAACATTCGGCCAATTAAGTCGCGGGAATTCTGCGCGATTGATCCGCTCGTGGCGTCCATCATTGCCGCGCACGTGTGGGGCGGCGCCAAGCGCAGCGTGTATGACGAAGAAGCCGAAGAATATTTCAAACAATAGCGTTTAGGTGCAATCCCGCGCAATCGCAGCCCACCAAATACGCACATGCTGCGCGGACTGTTGCAACGATGGCTCGGCCACTGGGGAACGCATGGCGTTCTCCTTCCCACGAGTTTCGACTCGGTGGGTATGCCCACGATCACGCCAGGCACGGCGCTTGCATATACGCCCGTATACCGCGCGGCTTCGCTCATCGCCAACGACGTGGCACGCGTGCCGCTCGACGTGAGCGAGCGCACTGCAAACGCGTTGTTGCAGCAACCGAACCGCTGGCAGAATGGCTTTGAGTTTCGCCGCTCGCTTACGATGCAAGCGCTGCTATACGGCAACGCGTTCGCCGTGATCAACCGCACGCTCGGTGGCGAGTTGCTTGAGTTGTTGCCGCTCGACATCGAAAGCGTTTCGCTCGATCTCACGAAGCCTGAGCCGGTCTACAAAACGCGGCTGTACGGTGACGTGCCGATGTCATCGATGCTGCACCTTCGAGCCGTCGGGCTCGATGGCTTGTGGGGCGAATCGCCAGTGCGATTGTGCCGCACGTCGCTCAGTGTGCTTGCATCGCAGGAGCAAGCGCAGCTCGAAGTGATGAAGAACGCGGGCAACCCGAAGATTGCCATCGTCGCACAGGGCCCAATGGGCGCACCCGCGCGACAGATGGTGGTTGAGGACTACATGAAGCACCATGCCGGTGCGGCGAACGCCGGCAAGCCGCTTGTGCTCGCAGAAGGCATGAAGGTCGAGCGCATCAGTAGCACGCTCGACGATTCCGGAATCTCGGCCGCGCGTCGTTACAGCGTCGAGGACGTATCGCGCATCTACGGCGTGCCGACGTCGTACCTGAGCGAGCACAGCGCAAACGCCTATGGCTCGATGGAATGGCTTTCACGCATGTATGTGGATGCGTGTTTGCAGCACTGGTTCAGCACGTGGGCGGCTGAGATCGTGGCGAAACTCGCACCGTTCGGCTCGGCGACGTTTGACGCTGACATGATCTCTCGGCCGTCGCTCGCCGAGCAAATGGCAGCGCTGCGCACTGG